TTACCTCTTCGACATCCGATACTGCTCAAAAACGCCGAGATGCGGTGTGAAGTCGTCGCGGGTGTAGTTTGGATCGTTCTGCGTGCGGATGCTCCAGTACGCCACATCTACCTGCCGTCCGGCTTCACGCAGCGGCGCAAGCAGCGTGTCCGCTTCCTTGAAACGCGCCAGCAAGTCATCCGGTCCGCGGAAGCGCGGCACGTTGTAGTGCGACACTTCGCCGAGGATCACCCGTAGCTTGGGGAAATCTTTCACCCACGGCACCCAGCGCAGGAAGAAGTAATCCGAGTCAACACTGAAGGTGGCATCGTTGTTTTTGCTGCTGTACCCGTGATAGCAGAGTGCATGTCTATGCTGTTCAGCGAAGGCGAAGGCAGGACGCAGCTGATCGATATGGCGCTTCTCTGGCACACCGGGCATGTAATTGCCGATGGTCACTTTGACTCCACGCTCATTCGCGCGGCGCATCAGCTCCAACTCGAACTGATTGACCTTGCGGGCGTAGGCTTCACTCTGCACATTCTGCGCGAATGACACTTCGTTGTACATCTGATGAAAGTCAGCAAGTGGCGCTTGACTGTGACGACGCCAAAGCTCATCGAACCATGCTGCGCCGTTCCACCAGTCGGGCGAATTCTCATCCTGTCCGAACGGCGAACGATCTCCCGGACCTTCCACCCAACGATACACCACCGTCGCCAGCGGGTTATCGTCCTTCAGCTTGTTCGCCAGCCCCGGGTCGCTAACCACCACGTATAACGGATGTACACCCGCCGCTGCCAGGCGTTGATTAACGCCTACGATGTCGCCCTGATGCCCGTTGAAAGCGATGTGGACGCCGATTGCCGAGTTAGCATACGACACGCTGACAGGCTCAATGAATTGGGCGCTGACATGCAGCGTCACCGTGTCGGGATACATCCGCACCGCCGCCCAGCCGTCCGCGATCTGGATCACATCGATCTTCTGTCCGGGCGTGAACTTACCCACTGCCGGATAGTTCACGCCGCGTCCTGTTCGCACATTCAGCCAAGGATCGCAATCGTCTTTGACGCGGTAAACTGGCATCAGCCGTTACCGCCTATGGCTTTGTCGGCAGCATCAAGCGGCTCGTTCAGGATTTCGTTGGGCTTGCCATCGGTAGCGGCGTTAAAGTACGTCTTGATGGTGTCGATCAGCCGATCAATGTCATCTGGCGTGTACGCCTTCAAGCCCTCAGCGGTGGCGTTAAATCGTTCCACAAAGCCTTGAGTGACGATCTTCGTAGCGATGTTCTCCACCATGTCCAGCCCGCGTGTGTCCTGCCGAGCGACGGCGAAGGCTTCTGTTAGCGCCTGCACGATCTTGCCGCTGCGTCGTTCGTGCACGATGATCAGCACGATTAAAACGATGAAGCCGCCGATGTAGGCGACGCCCTGAATGTTGTTGAGTGTTTCGTTCATTGCACTACCCTCATTTATCCTTCAAACGATTGTGCGATTGTTACTGCGTACCCGATCTCCCCATCATCGACGCTGTCCAGATCGGGGAACTCAAAGATCAGCGTGCAGGAATTGCCCGGCACATCTGCTTTCAATCCGGTGAAGTGGGGCAGTTGCCCGCGCAACTGCTGGTCTAGTGCCTTCACCGTGTCGTCGCTTTCAATCATGATGCCCAATTCGGCATCGCGTTCTTCTACCCACACTGATGCTGACATTAGCCCACCGCCAGTACGACTAGATTTACGGGGAAGCCGTTCTGATGCACCGTCGTCGTCGCGCCGCCCGTCACATTGCGGAATTGCAGAGTGATGGTGTGACCGCCCGCACTCAGGTTTGCCTTGTAGCCCATGATGCTGAAGAACTGCGTGGTGTTCTGGCTGATCCGCGCCATGCCGTGCGTAGAGTCACCGATGCGCGTACCGTCCACCGCAATATCGACCTCCGCCGCGCTGGACGCCGTGTTATCGGCGGCGAAACGTCCACTGGCGAAGATCAGGATGTTCTCGCCCGCGCTGACCGTGACGCTGACCGTGAGGTTGGTGCTATCTACGTCGCTCCAGCTGGTGCTGGTCGTGGTCTTATCCGCCGCGCCGACATAATGCACCTGCCCTTTCGGTCTACCGCCGAACAGGTAGCTGATGTTGTCGCGCACATACGTATTATGGTCGCTGGCGGAGATCGTAGTGCTGGCGACGGCGGTGTTAGGTGCTGTATAGCCGCTGAACAGCATCCGCAGGAACAGATAGAGCCAGATCAGGTACTTCATACGGTGTACACCGCCTCATCATATTCAGATACGTCATAGATGCCGTAAGCGAGGTTATCGACGCGCCCGATGTCGTAGATGACGCTGAAGCCGCGCTCCACGCTCAGGCTGTAGCTCAAACCGTAGATGCGCGACTTGGGGATGTCCGCCGGATCAATGGTTTGATATTCGTAGAATTCACCCTTATCCCCGATGTCGGGGATGAAGGGATCGACGCCGCCGACACTTTGCAGATTGCGGATCGGCACCCGGCGCAGCTCGTAGCGTGCGTCCTTGTTCTTGCCGAGCAAATACTCCGCCAGCGCGATAGCGTAGACCTCATCAGTACCCAGCGGTAGCTCCACCTTCAGGATGCGTCGTCCGTACAATGCGATGCTATCGGCGTCATCCTTGACCACTGTTTGCTTGTCATAGCGCGTGATTTTGGTGCCGCGCACTTGCAGGTCGATCACGTATAGTTCGCCGAGCGCGGTGTTCTGGAAATACAGTTCGATCTCCGTCGCTTTCACCGCCGCGCTGATGAAGAAATACCTGATGCCCGTTGCCGGATCGCCATTCGTGTAATCAGCGCCCGTGCCGTCTGATTTCGTGTTCAGCGTGTAATCGGTGCCTGCGACCAGCGGTAGGATCGGGTCTTTCGCGCCGATGGGTCGCCCGGTGTCAGGATCGGTATAGCGCAGCGTGGTCACCTGCTGCCCGCCGTTGGGATTTTGCAGCGCCTCGCGGTTTTTGCCGAGATTGGGATTGCTGCTCAGTTCGCCCCACTTGCCGGGCACGCGGATCGGGCTGCTGGTGGCGGCGATTACCCCTGTGGACGAGGTGGCGCGTGGCTCGAAGCTGACGCGAATATCGTTGTAAATATCCGCGTCCGCTAGTGCACCATCTAGGTCCAAAACTTCCTCGCCTACACCAACGGAGATCGCACTGGCGACGGTGTTGTCAACGAACTTGGCATCGCCATTCTCGAAGCGCAGGACGCCCTCGCGGGTGACATACAAATACCCCTGTTCGTTCTGCACGATCTCTCTCAGCGCGTCGTACCCGTTCTTATTCGCCCACGCATCACCGACAAAGCTAAATGTCTGCACGCCCGTGTCGTAGCTGAACAAGCCTGCCGGATAATCCACGCCGCCCGCATATGCTGCTGTGGCATCGAGCGCCGCCGAGACATCGCTGTTACTGTAGCCGTTGCCCACCGCGCCGCGCAGCGTGGCGTAAGTGCTGATCCCCGGTGACACCGTGCGGGCATTGTACATGTTCAGCAGTTCAGCGGCGTCGATCACCTTGAATGCCCAACCCGCGTCCTGCATCCTGCCTTTGTAGGTGCTGCCACCCGCCGCCGTGAATGCCCCGATCTGGATGACTGGCGCGGTTCCGGTGAATGGCGATACCGTGTCGCTATCCACCAGCACACCGTTGATGTACAGCTTCAGCGTCGAAGTGCTGTAATCGTAAGTGACCGCGATCATGTACGCTGTACCCGTGCCAAACGTCACTGCGCCAGCCGCAGAGGAAACCGATCCGTTGCCGTAGATTTCAGCGTAGACCGTGCCATCGCTGTAGAGACGCAAATAGATCGCGCCGCCAGCGACGAAGCCGCTGTAGACGCTGAAGAAGTCCTGATTGGCGGGTGGCGTGGCGGCGGGCGCAATCCAACCGATCCACGTCCAGCTTTTGTTCGCCCATTCTAGCGTTGGTACATCCACGCGGTCATTGGTGCCGTCAAAGCTCACCGATGTGCTGCTGTCACCGGAAAGCAGCGCCGTGGATGCCAGTGTCGGACCGCTGGTGTACGTTGCGTTGCTGGCGTTCTCTCCGAAGTCGTAGGCGGTGGTGGCACTTGGTTCGCCCATCCGGTACCAGCGCACCAATCCCGCTTGCTTCATGCGCTGATAGAAGCTGTCGGTTGGTTTTGCCCGCACAAACGACGGCTGCACACTGGTGCTGTAATAGTCGGTATTGACCGCGCCAGTAACTGGTGCATCCCAACGGTTGATCGCCGCCAGTGTGTTCTCGATGGTGCGGTAGCGTCCGAATGCCGTCGTGGTATCGATGCGGATGTCATTCGCCTGCGCGATGGTGTTTTTGTAGCGGTAGGTCGTGCCGTTGATGGTCAGCGCGTCGGCATCGGCTGGCGTACCCGTGAACTTGACATCACAGGTGGCGGCTGGCGCGACCAGCGCGCGATTGACCACATGCTTCACGGCAACATCACTGCGGATATTCTCCAGCAGCGGCATATCCACCGTCGCCTCTTGGATCACGCCGATGATGTCTTGACATTCCAGCATGGCGCGGCGCTGCCCGTAGCGATTGGGCAGCGGACGCACTCTCTGCAAGAAGCCTTGAAAAATCGTGCGCGGCACGCCGCCTACCACCGCCTGCACACGCACCGACGTGCGCGGCACAAGGTCAGCACTCAGTGGACCGGACAGCGCGGGCGAGAAGCGCCGATCCACATTCTTGACGGTGATGTTGCAAGTGCCAACACGCGCCATCAGATCGCCCGACTGTGCGCCGATCCGCACATCCGCATCAATGAAATAGGCGCTGATGTCGCTGCTGCCAAGTAGCACGTTACCGAGGACGGTCATGCGAATGCCATCCTCTCACCGCGCCGCCCTGCTTCGCTCCGGATCTGGTCGTAAAGCTCCTCTACGGAATTGGCGAAAATACTCAGGTTCTGAATGATGATTGGCGCACCGCCACCATTACCGCCGCTAAACACATCCATCGGCGTGATGAAGCCGTTAGCCCCCGCCGTCCACAATTCAGGACCGTTCTCGCCGATCAGGTAGGTGCTGCCCATCTCAGTATCGCCACCAGCAGCGCGAGGACCGCTGACAGGTCGCGCGGCGGCTCTACCATCGCTGTTTACATCCACGCTGACCTGAACCTTCAACCCTTCCGCCAGCAGCGCAGCAAGGTAGTTAGAAGCATCCAAGCCGCTGTTTAGATAATCTTGCAGCGTGGCGTTCGGTCCTAAGCCATCTTGCAACGCCGCATCTAGTACCACGCTCGGCAAAATACCAGCATCGACCAGCGATTGCAGCGTCGAAGATGGCGGGATACCCAACGCAGCGACGATGTTCAGCACTTCATCTGGTTTTAAGCCGCCTTGCGCCAACGCTTCTAGTGCTGTGGATGGGCTGTAGCCCATTGCATCCAGCAATACGAGATTAGGCGACGGTTCAAGATAGGTCGTCGCACCCTGACCATACGGCGTGGTATTGACATAGTTCGGCTTCGCCATCTGGAAGTTACCTGCGACGGGATCGCCTTCAGGCAGCACGCCGGATTGAGTCACCGCGTCGTGCGCTCGTTTCGCCGCTGCCTCCGCGTCTTGTGCCGCTTTCGCAATGATCGCGTAAGCACCTGCGATGCCCAATGCGGCGAGGAACGCCGGAAGCGCAGGCAAGACTACCGCTGAGGCGAAGGTTGCCATGTTCGCTAGTAAGGTACTGGTCAGCACGGCGTTGACCGCGCCGATTGCACCAGCGACGAAGCGGATGCCGACACTGGCGGGCAGTGCCAATGCACCAATCGTCAATATCTGGCTGGTCAGTTCGGGGTTTGCCGCGATCCAATCGCCAATCGAACTGGCGACAGTTGCCGCCTGCGTCGCTACGGGCTTCAAGGCGTCAGTGAGAGGCGTACCAATCTTGACCATGGCGGCATCGGCGATCCCCTTAAGCTTCTCTAGGTTCTCCGCGAGAGTGCCAGTATCCTCATCCTTCAGCTTCTGCGTAACCGCCGCAATCGCTCCATCCAGACTACCAGCTTCTTTGTAGGCAGCGGCTAACTGTTCCGCCAATTCCTTCGGCTTGCCCATGCCCGCCGCTGCCATGTCCAGCGCCGCATCGCCAATATCGCGGATTTCGTCAGCGGTCAGCTTCGACTTCTCCTGAATTTTCTTTAGCCCGTTCTCCCAATCGAGAGATGCCGCAAACGCCGCCGCGCCAATCGTGACTGCAACACCGGAAATAACCGCCGCGCCTGCCACAAACGCCCGCCCGATGCCCGCGCCCTTTTTCTCCGCTTCGGTGGCGGATTTATCCAGCGCCTTATCGACGTTGCCCAATTCGTTCTGAAATTGGGACGCATCGGCAGTGACCTTAACATCGAGCGTAGCGACAGTATCCATCGGTGAACCTTTAGATTAGATCAGCAACATCGCCGAACCAGCGATGATCTTGGAAGGAAACACTGCGTACAGCGCATCCATAAACACCAATACGGCGCGGCTCTCATGAACCAGCGGCACAGTTGCCGGATCGACGGTTCGCCATGCCACCGGACAATCCGCAGGCTGTTCGATCAGGGTGCGCTTGAACCACTTGATCAGGATTTCACTGCGATTAGGCGTCTTGGGGCTGTTGAGCGCATTCACGTCGTTGTACAACTCTGGTCGATCCGGAGCCATCAAGCCGCTAAAATCGAACGCCCAACCCTTGTGATCCGGTGGACGGGTGTAGTTGTCCGCTGGTTTAGGATCGTCCGCCGCAACAGTTTTCTCGTTCAGGTCTGCAACCTTGTCACTCATAGTCCACTCTCTCGTTTGACTCCATCTTTGCCTTTGCGGTAGCCCTTGACGCGCCGTTCAACGATTTCCAGCTTCAGCAGTTCCGGCACCGTCTCCGCTATTGCCAACATTGCCGGACGCATGAACGGGCGTGCTGCCATCTTGCGCGTGCCGTACTCTAGATACTTGGCATACGGCGCTTGGTCGCCCCCCGCGATCACCGTCCACTGTTCGCTATCCTTCAGCTTGTAGTGCGTGATGCTGCCCTTCAGCCTTCCCGTCTGCACGGCGGGCGGACTGCCCGGCGCGGAAGGGAATGGTGCGGTGCGGCTCATGTGTTCTTTCGCGTATGCCTCGATGTCCGCCGTCACCTTCTCGCCAACGATATTCAAGCCATCCGGCAGGTTCTTGAGAATGTCCTCAAGCGCACTTTTGTCCACCGTGACCTTGTAGCCAACCTTCGATCCCACCGTTAGCTCCCCGTAATCACGCCGCGCGGCTTGGTAGCCTTTCGCACGGCGCTGAGGTAGTCGTAAGCATCGTCCAACTCATCCAGCGTCATCGTGTCCATCTCGCGCATCGACCAGCCGAAATGTTCCGCCAGTTGCAAGCGCCGCATCCGTCTGCCGAGATCGCTGACGCCGAAGTCCTGTTCGATGCTCCGCGTGTTCCCGCCGAACTTGAGCGCCACAAATGCCGCCTTCTCGAAGCTGTTATCACGCCGGAAGCCGATCTCTCGTAGTTGCTCACCGAACTGGTGTGCCGCTTCCAAGTAGTCCGCCAGCGGAATGCGACTGTAGCCACCTTCGTTGCGCCAGTCCTGCTCCATCGGGAAGCGCACGATGGTGCGCGTCATCCATTTGAACAGCAGCGCTTCAGCATTGGGCGTGCGGGCGAACATCAGCGACAGATCGCGGAAGAACTGATCTAGTTCGTTCGCCAGAATGCGGCGAAAATCGAACTTGAACGGAAACCGCGTGATTGCTGCCTGTTCACGTACAACTAGCGCCGTCATCAATCGATCCTCGTCACTACTGCACGCTTATCGACGTTCCAACTATGCACGGCGTGCAGCGTTTTAATCTGATATGCCACGCTGTCGATGACCACTCGCTGATCCGCCGTGATCGCGGTATCGTAGGGAACCGTCAACTGGAATAGCGATTGCACCACTTCCTTTGCTGCTGCCAACTCCATGCCTGTGGTGCTGCGTTGGGGAATGGGGTCGAGGCGGCATGGCACATTGGAAGCAACGGTAGTCCAGCCTTCCGTGTACGCGCCTGTCGCGTCGCGGGTCGTTGCTCCAAACGCTTCCAGCGTGCAAGTATCGGGTAGCATCCCCGCTACATCGGCACGCATCATCGCTAGATCGGCATCGCTCAGAAACATCACTTACTCATCCTGATCCGGTACTCAGCGCCGCGCATCCAAAACTGCTGTTGCCCTTCCGTCTCTACGTCCACCAGCAAGCTAACTTGCGTCGTGGCGATGTGGTTCCAGCCCGTGATGGTGAGCGACTGATCGTGCAGCGCCGTCTCCAAGTAGTCCGCGATCTGCCGCGCCACTGGCTGATCTGCCGCCCACCCCACGATCTGATACATCACGTCCACAATCCGCGATTGGCTCTCGTTCGTATCCCCGCCGCCGATGTAGGTCACGATCACGTAGGGCAGCGCGGCATCCTGCGGCGCTTGCAGCGGATACACCCGATCCGCGTACAGCGCCGTGCCGCCCGTCGTGGTCAGCTTGTTATAGATGGCGGTTTCGAGATCGGTTTGCAGTCCCACTACGTTCCCACCTCATCCATCCGCACGAAGCGCCCCACATACGCGCCCGCTTGTGCCGCAAAGTATTCGGTCATCTGTACCGCGTGCTGCCAACGTTGCGATGCCTTGACATCGTGGTTGTCAGACGACCAGTCAACTTGTGTGCTGTAGTACGCTGCTTTCTCACGCCACACGCCCGCCGCTGTGCGGTTCAGGTCATACGCCCGCACATCGAGGTAGAACACGCTGCCTTGCTGGTTCACCGTGCCGAACGAGACGATCCGCGCGTCCGCATTGAACGTGTAGCGCGAGGCATCCACACTGCCTCCGGTGCTATCGCGCAAGCACCAGCCGCTATCAGGGTTGTTGCCCTGCTCAAAGTGCTTGCCCATGTACGGCGGGATTTGGTACTCGTAATATTCCGGCGCGCCATTCACGGTGATCGGCAATGAATCGATGCGCTCAAATCGCCATGTGCGACGGGTTTGATCCAGACGCTGTTGTAGTTGCTCATCAGTCCAATAAGTGTTGCCGCCTAATTCCCTATCGCTCTCTGAAGTGTTGGTATAGCTTCTCAATTGGCGCACAAGATTGACCATCCCCGCGCGCGGTCCTACATGCAGCGTGAAGGAGCGTTGATCAGTACGCCCGCCCGTCGTGGTAATCGTGTTCGTGACCGTGTACGTCACGCCTTCTGTGCCAGCCGACAACCAAATCGTCGTTGTCGTCGTTGTCTTGCTGGTCGTTCCAGTCGTCAGTCCCGTTGGGGATGTTGACCACGTTGACGTGTCAATCGTGTCGCCATCAAGGAAATCCGACCAGTCAACGACGTAATCCAGCGCCGCGCCGGATGCTTTCACATAATTTGCGAGTGTCATGGTTCGCTCGTCCTATCTTGCTGCGCCACAATCATCACTTCTCGCTCTACCGGAATACTCGTTCGTGTTCCCAATGCCACAGCCGCAGTCCGTCGCGGCGATGCAGCAAGACCTTGTGTATTCACGGTAGGATCAACGGTTGCGACTTTTGCCGAACTCGCATTCGGCGCAATGACCACGCTGCCCAGCACGATGCCATCAACAACCACAGCAGCCACCGCGCCAACAGCCGATGGTGTGAGGCTCAAGCTGCCTTGCACCACGCCGCCAATCGTGGTCGCCAGCACGACACTGACTGTCGTTGGCTGCACCGCGATACTGCTCTGAACGACCTCGCCGACAACCGATGCGAGTACCGCCGCGACACTCGCCGGGCTGACGCTAACCGATCCGAGCACGATCTCCGGCGCAATCGTAATCGCGGCTGTCTCCGCCGCGCTGGGCGTGATGTTGATCGCGCTCAGTACCACGTCGGGGTCTACGCTTGCCGCCACCGCGCTGATGGCACTTGGGGCAAGGGTAAGACTGCCCAAAACGACTGCGGGATCGGCTTTCGTGGCAGCGGCGCTGGCTGCGCTGGGAGCAACACTGACGCTGCCCTGCACAACAGTTGGAGCAACACTCGCGGCTGCTGTGCTGGCGGCACTCGGCGCAATCGTCACACTGCCAAGCACCACGCTCGGCGCAACCGCCTCGGCTGCCGCCGTCAGTGCTGTTGGCGTTACCGTGACATCACCGCCCGCGTCCACCGATGGATCGACACTTACAGCCGCCGCGTTTGCCGCACTCGGCGCAATCGTCACACTCCCCAATACC